TGCGCTCGAGCTTCTGCCCGTAGGACATCCGCTTGAGGTCCACCCATGCGCCACCAAGAGACTTGAGGTCCTTGCGCTCGACTTCTGAACTGACTGTTGCCTTCGGCATTCTGGGTCTCCTTGTTTCTGGGTCTTACCTTGACGTACCTCGATCGAGTTACGTCTAGGTGATGTCTTCTTGGGTCTTGACGACGACCTGGTAGGCGCCAGGAGTCGCTGCGTTGTGTGCGCCGAAGTACGAGATCGATGCCATGACCAGATCGCCCTGGCCGCTGAGGTTGAACTCGTACGATTCCTTGTAGGCGACTGGCATCGACATCTCGATGCTGTTGGTTGCCGACTTCGTCGCGCGAATGGTGATGGAGTTGGACGTACCAGCCTTGAAGGCGTCGAACTCGGTGCGGTTGGAGAAGTCACGCGTCGCCTCGGCAGACACTGAACGCTCGCCGTAGGTGAGATGTGCCGGCCCGAGAGCGTTACGCAGTCGCTGGTTCGACTGCAGGTTGTCTTCGACCGAGAAGGTGAAAGTCTCCACGTCCGCCACATCGGTCAGAGTCGGGATCTCGATGTCCCACGTTCCCGGGCCGAACACTGTCTGCGTGGCAGGGTAGGTCTCGGTCGGTGCCGCCTGCGTCGCCTCGTTCAGGCCCATGACGCTGCAGTTGAACATCAGGACGCCGTCGGTCTCGGTGAAGCTGAACGAGGACACCTGCACACCTGTGTAGGCAGACACGACGCCGCTTCGCACGATGCAGACCGACAACGTCTTGCCAAGCGTTCCCAGACCAGCACAGTTCGCACCAGTGATGGTGTACGTCTTGTCGGTCGTGCCAGACTTGACGGTGTTGGTCCTGGCCGCCATGAGGAAGTACGGAACGACTTCCTCGAAGGCCTCCATCTCGATGTCGCCCTCGATCTGGAACGACGACGCCACCGATCCGAGCACGTCGGCAGACTTGCGAATGCCTCGCCTCTGGATCTGGCTCGTTACGTACTTGAGCGACTCGTTCTGGATGGGGAAGAACTTGGTGGGTGGCACGTAGGTGCCAATGACGGTCTCTCTCGCGACACCAATCGACCCACATGCGCCGATGTCAACCATTACTTGTCACCTTCCTCAGCGGCCTCTTCGGCCATCTGTGCGTCGGGATCAACTGGTTCGTGGAGGTCATCCGAAGGGATCGTACCTCCCATGTCGACCACGGGCGCCTCGATCACGTTCGGACCAGGGTTCGCTCGCGCTTCGGGGTTGGGATCCTCTTCAGCATCTCCGTCGAGCTCGTTGAGCGAACCGACGACAACGTCGTCTTCGAGTGCCTCGACCTCGTACACGTGACCGTTCAAGAACACACCGTACGGAGGCACATCGATCTCGATGTCCTCCGGCATGCTCTCATGGTTGACATGAAGCTTCGCCATCAGGCCTCCAGTAGGTTTGTCTTGCTATGGGCGAAGACCAACATACGGTTGGCGCGCATCAGTTTGTTCAGCTTCACGATGTAGCCGTACTCTGATGTCTGCACGTAGCCGTAGATTACCAGGCCTCCGAATCGTGAACCCAGCGGCTGCTGAGCTGTACCGTCCTCGTTGATCTTCTTCATGACTGCCTCAGCAACGACATCTGAATCGTGCTGCGCGTCCTCAACACCCTCAACGTTTGCACAGTACACGAGGATGCTGATCAAGAACATGTTGTTGGTACGCATTGCCGTACCGACCAACTCACGATTGACTGACGACGGTTCGACACACACTGCAGGCACCTCAGGAATGTTCTCCTGATCGCCATAGTATACTCGAACGATGCCGAGATCGTTTGCATTCGCACGCAGTAGATCGATCAGGTAGTCGGTGAGGACCGACCCCACCATGGTCTCAGGCATTATACCAACGCCATGATGTGCTGCTGGATCTTGACATCAACCCAAACACCGAAGACGTTCTGAATCTTCTCCAGATCGCGTTCGCTCAGCGTTGCCCACGGACGGGCTGGGATGTTGACAGACGGAGCACCCTCTTGGTGGATTCCACCGTACTCCACCCCTGTGAGATTCTCGGCGCGCGCCTGACCCTGCGATCCGTCGATGTTCCACAAACTGACCGAACCTGCACGACGCATCAGAGCGCCTGATCTACGCATCAGCTTTCGACTGTCTCGATGTAGACCAGTAGACTCGGCCCAAGGTTCCCATGGCGGATCTCCGCCTTCGACGAAGTTGGAACGGAACGCTGGTGCTGCAACCTCTTTGATCGACTTCTTCAACGGTTCAGCCAACGAGCGGACAGTCACATCGTCGGCAAGCTGAAAGAACCCGTTCGCCAGTCGCGGTAGCGAGGGCACGAAGTCAATGTCGATCATCGACATCAGAACACCTGTGCCATGGTGAAGGCACGAGGAGACCCTTCCGGATCGGTCGGATCATCCTCCCACAACGATGTTGACGAGTCAGTCGGGAAGAAGACTGCCGACTTGCTCTCGTTCAGCGTCGGATCAGGATCAACACCAGGAAGATCGATCAACGTTAGACCGATCGCATCTAGCATCCCCCAGGCACGGTTCTCCAACCGAATGGGGTAATCCTGTTCCGTCAGCTCGTCATCACTAATCTGGCGCTGCAAGAACCATGCTGCGTACAGCATCGACAGAGCAGTCAGGACGAGTGGCGGAGTACTTGCCGTGTCAACCCAAACGGCAGTGTCGTACCTCGTTGATAGACGGGCGAAGCCAGCAGACACGACCGCTGCATCCAACTCCGGCTCTACAGCCGAGATCGTGTACTTGGTGTGTGCTAGCCAAGCGTTCACGCCATCATCAACGAGGTACGACACTTGGGTGACCTACTTGTTCGCCTGAGCTTGCGCCTTGGCGATGGCGTCGGCCAGCTCCTGCTCGTGCTGTTCGCGAAGAGCGTCGATCTCCGCTTCCAGCTGAGCCTGCTTGGCAAGCGCCTCGTCACGAGCCTGTGCCGATGCGTCGGCGGCATCTCGTGCTTCCTGCAGCTCCTTCGCCTCTTCCTTGGCGGCTTCCGCCGTTGCGGACTTGGCAGGTGCGACAGATCCTGCGGCGATGAGCTCCTTGAGCTGGTCCTCGTCCACGTGGGACTTGGTGACCGTCTCTCCGGGCTCGACCACAGTGACCTTGTCACCCTTGCCGATCTCGAGTCGACTGACAGCAACAACAGCCATTGTTTCCTCCTCCCCTACGCGATTGCGTTCTTGATGAGGTACCCGGCGAGAGAGTCGCCAGTGTTGTCGACCGCGATGAAGCGGAGGTCGTAGCGCCGACTGACTCGGATGACGTCAGACTTGCGCTTCTGTTCGCGCCACCGCTCGGCCACCTGAACCTGTCCGCCGGGGTACACCCAGACGAACTCGTAGCCGAAGGCGGGGGTCTTGAGCCCGGGTCGAGGAGGCACGTAGGCGAAGACGACGTCCTTGCCCCAGAGGTACCCGATCGACTCGGTCTGACCCATGCGCGCGCTGTTGTAGCCCACGCCCGGGACGATGACTCGAGACAGGCCCATGATCCGAGCGATGAGCTCCTCGGTCACGACGCCGACCATCGAGTACTTGATGCGCTCGATGAAGTCGGGGTGATCCTCGAGCTTCGACATCACCTGGTACGGGATGACCGTCACGTTCGGCCGAACGAACAGCTGAGCGTGGATGGCATCGCGTGCCGTGTGAGCGTTGAGGATCGGCTTGGACGTGCCGGTGTAGTCCGACCACTGCGCGGTGCCAACCAGCGTCGTGCTGTTCGCCACCGGGTAGTTGGCCACGGTCGTGACCTTGGTCTTGATCGCCAGCTCACGTGCCAGGAGCAGCTTCGACGTGACGAGCTCGGTGCCGTCGCGATCCGGAGACATCGGCGAGTCGGCGTTCTCACGCTCTTCGTCGGTGACCGGGATCTGGAGGGCGTGCTCGACGGCGAAGTACGGGTTCAGCGACACGGTGATGCCGGGGATCTCGTTCGCCTCGGTACCAGGCGCACGGACGTCCGAGCCGGGCTCAACGACCCAACCCTCACGACCGAACGTGTAGTACTTGTCGGACTGCTTCCGAACGCGAACCGTCGGGAAGAGCACGTCTCCCACGAAGTCCAGGTTCGGGTAGCCCATCGAGATGTTGGACAGCGCCACGTCGATGTGAACGTTGCCCCCACCTCGGGTGTCGTAGACAGCCATTCAGGCTTCCTCCTAGGAGACGGCCGTGTTGT